GGCCTGATCGGCTGGGGCGACGACGAGCGGGCCGAGATCGAGACTTTCGTGGCGATCGCCCTGGAAGTGATGAAGCACACCAACGTGAGCAAGCTGCGCGAAGCCGCCCGGCTGGTGCACCTGCGGGTATTGACCAAGGAGTTAACAAATGCCCTGTAACAACAACTGCAAGCAAGGCCGCCTGTGCGACTGTGTTTATGACACGGACGTGGAAGACCTGTACATGATTAACGAGTGGATTGAATATTCGATCGTGGTGCTGATCATCGTCAGCTCGACAGCTGCGTTGGGATTCTTCGTTGGGTATGTAACGTGAAAACACCGCTGCCTAAATGCCACGGGCTGGTCGGCTACACCGAAGCTCAAATGATTGAGTACGGCAAAGCAGAGTTCGACCGGGCGGTGCTGTTGGCGATGAACGCAACCCGAGCGTTCGGCAAGACAGGCGATGTGATTGCGGTAGTGATCGGACACATAAAGAGGGATGAAGCATGACTACAGATGACATCATCCGCATGGCGCGGGAGGCTGGGTTTGCCGATGGCGTGGCAGAAATTGTCGGGCTTGAAGGCTTTGCTAACTACTTTGCAGATAACAAAAAAGCCCTTGAAGCCGCACTGGAGCAGCCAGAGCAGCCAGCCGACCGCCGAGCCTTACAAGCCGCAGGTATTCACCCCGCGCCGTGTGCTCGGCACTGCGAAGCCAAGGCATTCGAGATCGAGATTCGCAGCTTGAAGTCAGCCCTCCGCACCGCACTGGCACAGCCAGAGCAGGAGCAGATGCGTATGCCAAAAGTGGGTGACAGGGTTATCTGCCTTGAAGACGAAAGTTTTGGGACAGTTGCGTCTTTGACCGCTGGTGGGTCGCCAGACATTGCGTTTGATGATGGGTCGCGGGGGACATATATGGTGAATGAGTTCGCTAAACTGTTTGGCTATGTCACCCCACCCGCAGCACAGCGCCCGTGGCAGGGGCTGACGGAGGAGGAGTTTTTGGAAGCCTGTGAGCTTGCAGAACGTGGGAATTACCTGCTTGCGTTTCAGCGCATACAAGCCAAACTAAAGGAGCGCAATGGATAACTGGCCATTCCCCACTGAACTGCCGCCGAATAAGCCCGTACCGCCCATGCCGTTTAATCCTTCAAATCATGAGGACGCCCCATTTTGAACGAGAAGTATGTGGCCGGCGGTAGTGCTTACCTGTATCCTAGAATGGGTGATCCCGCACCCTTGGGAGGCGCCAAGGTGCTGCTGCTGACCCGCGGCGGTATCTGCATCCTTGGTGTGTGGAAAGACGACCCGTTTCTACTGGGCTGGGCGCCGCTGCCCAAACGCGACAAAGACAAGGAGACAGCACTCAATGAGCGCCCGCCGAACCTCTGAACCCTGGGTTGCACCCTACTCGATCCGCATCACCCAAACACAGCGGATCAAGCTCTTACTGCTGGGCGGCCCGCAGTGGCTGCGCGAACAAATTGACAACGCCAAGGAACCCCATGGACTCGCTACCCCCGACCCCGCCCAACAACCCGGCACACAACCCATTCGCAAGCTGGGCCCTTGATACCCTTGCCAAGTTCGCCCTGGAGGCCAACACCCGGCTGCTGCTGCAAGAGCAGGCGCTGGACCAATACCGCAAAGATTTGCGCGATGCCATGGCGCTTACTCGTAAGCAGTACACAACCAACACAACAAACACGGACGACTGGAAATGACCCCCATCACCATCGACTTTGAAACATTCTGGACGACTGAGTTCAGCTTGAGCAAGATCAGTTTCATCGAGTACATCCAGTCGCCCGAGTTCGAGGTCATCAGCGTGGCGGCCAAGATCGGCAGCGCTGCCACCGAGGTGTACTTCGGCGAGGACGTCGCCCCCTACCTGCGCAGCATCGACTGGAGCGACAAGGCCTGCGTCGCCCACAACGGCAACGAGTTCGACTTCCCGCTGCTGGTCTGGACCTACGACGTCCACCCGGCCCTGTTCGTTGACACCCTGGCCCTGTCCAAAGCGCGGCACCAGTCACAGGTGGGCGGCAGCCTGAAGAAGTTGTCCTCGCACTACAACCTGCCCGTCAAAGACAACACCGTGCTGCTCAACACCAAGGGCCGGCGCCTCAGCGAGTTCAGCGCCGATGAGGTTGACCAGATGCACACCTACAACAAGACCGACACCGACAACACCAGCGAGCTGTTTAAGCTGCTGCGCGCCCCGGATGTTGCGGACTTGGAGGACCTGCGCCAGATCGTGGACAGCAGCCAAGCCATGAAGCGGGAGCTGCTGCTCAGTGACATGACCGCCCGGATGATCTGCTACCCCCAGCTGCACTGCGACACCGACCTGCTGGACGACACCCTGGTGCAAGTCGAGGCGACCAAGCAGCAGCAGCTGGAGGCGTTGACTGACGTGCTGGGTGTGCTGGACGCCGAGGAAGTCCGTGCCACCCTGGCCAGCGCCAACGCATTCGCCCAAGCCCTACGCAGCTTTGGGGTTGAGCCTCCGACCAAGATCAGCAAGACCACCGGCAAAGAAGCCCTGGCCCTGGCCAAGACTGACGAGGAATTTACTGCGCTGCTTGAGCATGAAGACGAGCGCGTGCAACTCATCACCTCCACTAGGCTGGGTGTGAAGTCCACGTTATTGGAAACACGACTGCACCGGATGAGTGTTTGCGCCAAGATGATGGGCGGGCGCATGCCCGTACCCCTCGCCTACCACGGGGCCACAACCGGGCGCTGGAGTGGACGGATTTGGAACCCGCAGAACCTGCCGCGCATCCCGCGCAACAAAGACGGCAGCATCATCCCCAAGCTCAGCAATGCCCTGCGCCAGTCGCTGGTCGCCCCACCGGGGCACCTGATCGTGGTCTCTGACTTGTCCGGCATCGAACTACGGGTAAACCACTACCTGTGGGACGTGCCCAGCACCCGGCAGCTGTACGCGGCGGACCCCGAGGCCGACCTGTACAAAGAATTCGCAGCCGATCTGTTTGGTATCACACGGGACCAGGTCAGCAAGGACCAGCGCCAGTTGGCCAAAGTCGCGCAGTTGGGCCTGGGCTTCGGGGCCGGGGCCACCACGTTCCAGAAAGTCGCCAAGCTCATGGGCGGCATCGACCTCGACAGCAACGAGGCCATGCGCGTCACCACCACCTGGCGCGTCAAGTACCACGAGATCGTCGACGGCTGGCGCAGCTGCCAACAGATGATCAAGTCTATGCACCAGGGCGTGGCGTTCAGCCCCGACAAACGCGCGCTGCTACACGCTGGGCCGGACAAAGTCCGGCTACCGTCGGGCCGCTTCCTCTACTACCCGGAGCTGCGCAGCACCATCGACGATCGCGGCAAACAGCAGTACCGCTATGGCAGTGGCCGCACAGAGTCCAAGGTGTACTCAGGTCTCATGGATGAGAACGTGGTGCAAGCCATCGCCCGCGACGTCATCGCTGAGCAGGCCCTGTCGATTCGACAAGCCACCGGCTACAGCCCAGCGCTGACCGTGCACGATGAGCTGGTGTACGTGGTGCCAGAAGCCAAAGCCACAGCCCACCTGCAGCAGGTGAACCGCATCATGCGCAGTCCGCCCAGCTGGTTACCGGGGATTGTGCTGTGGAGCGAGGGGGACATTGCCGAGAGCTACGGCGCGGCCAAGTAAAAAAAGACACCGCAATGATTATTTTTACTGATGTGTGCTAATCTTCGCGCGCTCCTGATCTGCAGCAAGGTATAGGACGCATGTGCTAACAGGTAGACACTAGAATCTACTCGCAAACTACAACCGGAGCATGAAATTCATGGACCTACGCGAAACCACCGCCTACCTACTGCGCCTGCCCGACATCGGCGCCTGGATGAAGCTGGCCGACAACTACATCCAGACCTACAACCGCCTGCCGGAGCGGTTCGTGCTGCCCGCCGATCACGCCCTGCTGAAGCCCATCATTGAGGCTTTCGCCAGTGATGGCGAGGCGTTCAGCCAGTACCTGCGGGCGCTGCGGGATGCCGCTGATGGCGTGGCCTATGACGAACTGCATGCCCTCTATCGCACCGTCTCGGTGCGCGTGCTGCAGCTGGTCCGGCGCACCCGGCTACGCAAAGCCACGCTGCTGCTGGTCCCCCAACTTGAACCCCTGCTGGGGCGAAGCATCGGTTACGACGACCAGCAGCGTGTCGCCAAGTTCCTGGAGCAGTGCTGGGGCGCGATGCGGATGGCAGCGATGAGTGAGGAGCGCAGTAGCCAGAAAGCCAAGCGCCTCAGTAGTGACAACCGTGGCACCCTGCTGGATGATTTCTGGAAGCAGCTCGACCTGCAGCTGGACCAAGGCACAGTGCCGCTGGGCGAAGCCACCTTGAACGACATCGTCAACCTATTCCCCAAATAATGACAACACCCCCCTGGTCCTACTCAGGCCTGACGTCCTTCGAGACCTGTGCCAAACGCTACTACCACATCAAGGTCGCCAAAGACGTGCAAGACGCGCCGGGCGAGGCCGCCCTGTGGGGCAGCATCGTGCACAAACATTTGGAAGACCGCGTCCGCGACGGCACCCCGCTGCCCAGCAGCATCGCGGGCTATGAGAGCCTGGTCGCCCCACTCCTGGGCACCACCGGCACCCTGCTGATCGAGGAGCAGCTGGCGATCGACGCGGCCTTCCAACCCGTTGAGTGGACCGCCCCCGAGGCCTGGTGCCGTGGCATTGTTGACATAGGGTTAGTCAGTAGTAGCGGACAGCAGGCCTTACTGTTAGACTGGAAAACAGGTAAGCGAAAACCCGACTCCGATCAGCTCATGCTGTTTGCCGGTCTGGCGTTTTCTCACTATCCTCAGTTGGAGCAGGTGCAAACAGGCTTCATCTGGCTCAAGGATAAGAAGATAGACAAGCAAAGTTTCACGCGGTCGGATTTGCCGAGCATTTGGCAGAGCTTCCTTCCTCGTACGCAGCGACTTGTTCGTGCTTACACGACAGCAAGTTTCCCACCCAAACCGTCAGGACTGTGCGCTCGTTACTGTCCTGTCGGCCGCAGTCAATGTTCTTTTTCAGGGAAAACGTGATGTCACTCACCCCATACGGCCACTACAGCGACGAGGAATTGCTGCAAGTGGTCTACCAAACCGTCGAGTTACGCAATGCCTTAGAGCTTGAGCTGGCCACCCGACTCGTCCATGCACTGGACCAACTGGCGCTGCCTGCGCCCAACCTGGAGGATGTTCTGGCGCAAGCCGAGCAACGACCAACATGAAGACACCCGCATGGACGCGTAAAGAAGGCAAAGACCCGGACGGCGGCCTGAACGCCAAAGGGCGCGCGGCCTACAACAAGGCCAACCCAGGCAAGCCGGGGCTCAAAGCACCGCAGCCCGAGGGCGGCGCGCGGCGCGACTCATTCTGTGCCCGGATGACCGGCATGAAGGAAAAGCTGACGTCCGAGAAGACAGCCAAGGACCCCAACAGCCGCATCAACAAGTCGCTCAAGGCGTGGAAGTGCTGAGCGATCATGGCACTGACCCCTGAAGGCCGCGTCAAGCAGTCGGTCAAGCGCTGGCTCACAGCGCGCGGCATCTGGCACTACATGCCCGTGCAGAACGGCATGGGCGTTGTAGGCATTCCCGATCTGATCTGCTGCTGGGACGGTAAGTTCCTGGCGATCGAGACCAAGGCCCCCGGCAAGCGCGGCAATACCACGGCCAACCAAGACCGTCAGATTGCCCTGATCCACCAAGCCGGTGGCGCGGCGCTGGTGGTAGATGACGTGGCCCAACTCGACCATTATTTTGAAAGGACCCAAGATGCCTAGCTCCTCCAAAGCCAAACTCGCCTACATGGCTGAGTACCAGAAGAAACCCGAAAACGTCGACAAGCGGGTCGAACGCAACAAAGCCCGGCGTGAGGCCCTGCGCGCCGGCACAGTCCACAAGGGCGACGGCAAAGAGATCGACCACAAGAAGCTGCTCGACCAGGGCGGCAGCAACAGCCCAGGCAACCGGCGCGTCGTCAGTGCCGCAGAGAACCGCGCCTGGCGCGAGAAGCACCCGGCAGCGTATGGGGGCAAAAAGTAAACCATGCTGGTCTACCCCCACAAAAAGGCGCTGGTGCTGCGCCCCCGCAACCCTGAACAGCTGCTGGCGCTGATCCCCACTGCAAGGCCCCTGACCGTTGGCGGCAAGCAGTTCGTGGCTGTGCCCCATAAGCTCGACGAGATGCGGGTGCTGCAGAACCTGGGCATGAGCCCGCCCTCCCCCATTCGCTACTTCTACAAGTGGTCCGGCAGCTACACGCCGTTCAAGGCGCAGATGGACACCTCGGAGTTCCTGACTCTCAACCGGCGCGCTTACGTGCTCAATGAGATGGGCACCGGCAAGACCCTGGCTGCGCTGTGGGCCTTTGATTACCTGAAAAAGCTCGGCGTCGTTAACCGGATGCTGGTGGTCTGCCCGCTCTCCACCATGGAGCGCACCTGGGCCGACGAGGTGTTCCGCCACTTCCCGCATCTGGACTACTGCGTGCTGTATGGCGACCGCAAGCGCCGGCTCAAGCTGCTGCAGCAGTCATCCGACGTCTACATCGTCAACCACGACGGCCTGCAGATCATCCTCGACGACCTCAAAGACCGGCCCGACATCGACCTGATCATCAGTGACGAGATCGCCCAGGCCGCCCGCAACGCCTCAACCGACCGCTGGAAGGCGCTCAACCAGCTCATCAACAAGCAGCAAAACGGCACCCGCTGGTGCTGGGGCATGACCGGCACGCCTACGCCGAACGCCCCCACAGACGCCTGGGCCCAATGCCGGCTGGTCACCCCGGGCAGCGTGCCGACCTACTTCAACCGCTTCAAAGACCTGGTCATGAAGCAGGTCAACAACTTCCTGTGGGTCGCCCGGCCCGGCGCCATGGAAACGGTGCATGCGGCCATGCAGCCAGCCATCCGGTTCAGCCGGGCCGAGTGCGTTGACCTGCCGCCCTGTGTGTTCCAAACCCGGCACGTCGCCCTGACCGCCGAGCAGACCAGCGCCTACAAAGACATGCTGACCAAGCTCAGTTTCGAGGCTGCTGCCGGCCAGGTGCTGGCGGTCAACGAGGCGGTCAAGGCCAGTAAATTAGTGCAGATAGCGTGTGGAGTTGCATACGATGTCAACGGCCAGGAGGTGGCGCTGGACTCCGAACCCCGGCTCAAGGTGGTGCGCGAGATCATCGAGGAGGCGGCCGGCAAAGTCATTGTGTTCGTCCCATTCATATCGGCTGTGTCCCACGTGGCCCGCTACCTTGAGACCCATGGCGTCACCGTCGAGTGTATTTACGGCGAGGTCAGCAAGAACGAGCGCGACCGCATCTTTGGCGCCTTCCAGAACACAGACGATCCACGTGTGCTGGTGGCACAACCCGCTGCCATGAGCCACGGCCTGACCCTGACCGCAGCCGATACCATCATCTGGTACGCCCCGATCTTCAGTAACGACATCTACGACCAAGCCTGTGCCCGGATCACCCGGCCTGGGCAGAAGCGCGGACAGCTCATCGTCAACATCGAAGGGAGCCCGATCGAGCAGAAAACCTACGACCGCTTGAAGAACAAGCAGAAGATGCAGGGCATCCTGTTAACCATGGTTGAAGACAACAGAGTATCTACAAGCACTTGACAATTTCAAAACCACCCTTATCATTACCCATATGAACCTGCTTACAGTTAAACAAGTATCCGAAAAACTGAGCTGCTCAACCAGCTATATCTGGTTGCTGCTCAAACGAGACCCCGCCTTTCCCAAGCCGATCAGCATCGGCGGGGGGGAGGAGCGAGCGCGAGGCACCCGCTGGGTAGATGGTGCCATTCACGAGTGGGTGCAAAGTAAGCACACCACAGCCAACGACAACAATGAGGTACTTACAAATGAAAATGGACGACCTGGTGCTGAAGTACATTCAGACCCGCGAGAAGAAGTCGCAGCTTAAAGCTGCCTACGACGCCGACAAGGGGAAGTACGACACCCTGCAAGACAAGATCGAAGCCCTGCTGCTGCTGCGCTTCAAAGAGTTGGGCATCGACTCCATCAAAACTGAGTTTGGTACTGCCTACAGCAGCACCCTGACCAGTGCTACCATGGCGGATTGGGATGCGTTTCGCACCTTCTGCCAAGCCCAAGCCGACCCGTTCCAGTTCCTGGATCGCAAGGCCAACAAGAGCGCGGTGGAACAGTACCGCGCCTCCAACGACGAGCTGCCCCCCGGCATCAACTGGTCCGAAACGCGCACGGTTAACTTCCGCCGCGCTTGAGTTAACATTTATCCTGCTTACACATCAACAACACAGCTATGAATATCATTCCTTTCGATTCCGCCAAAGTCCCGGCAGCCATCAGCACCCTGTTCAGCAGCTCCGCTGGCGACTTGGTCGGCAACGCCGGTGGCGGCGGCTTCCCCGTCATGTCCATCAAGGGCAAGGTCTTTCACATCAGCCGTGGCGGCGAGCGCACCCTGGTCACCAAGCCCGGCGAAGACGACCCGGCCGCCAGCATCGAGGTGGTTATTCTGCGGGCCAACCCCAACCGCAGCAAGGTCTACTACGCCAGCGGCTACCAAGAGGGCTCGGACAGCAAACCCACCTGCTACAGCAACAGCGGGCTCGAACCCGAGGCCGACGCTACCGAGCCGCAGTCCAAGAAGTGCGCCACCTGCACCCACAACCAGTGGGGCTCCCGCATCACCGACAACGGCGCCAAGGGCAAGGCCTGCAGCGACAGCCGTCGTCTGGCCATCGCTACGCTGGACACTCCCAACGACCCGATCTTGCTGCGGGTACCTGCAGCCTCGATGAAATCCTTGGAGGAGTACGGCAAGATTCTGGCCGCCCGTGGCGTCCCGCCCCAGGCCGTGGTGACCAAGATCGGGTTCGACTACAGCGTGGCCCACCCTGCCCTGACCTTCAAGCCGATCGGCCTGATCGGTGACGCTGAGCAGCTGACTGAGATCAAGGCCGCCAGCGACGGCGATGTCGCCGCGCAAATCGTCGGCACCAAGCCAGTGGCCGCTGGCGCTGAGGCCGGTGATGGGACCGAGGCAGCGCCAGCCATCCCAGCCGCGGCAGCACCCGTCGCCGCCAAGGCCCCCGCAGCCAAACCAGCACCCGCCCCAGCCAAGCCAAGCAAGGCCACCGATGCGGCCGTCAACGCCGCTGTTGCTGCTGCAGCCACCACCAAAAAGGTGGCCGTGGTGGTTGAGGCTCCCCCCGCCGCCGCCGCGCCCGCCGCTGCCGGCGCCAGCCTGGAATCCCAGATCGAATCCATGATCGACGGCATGGACTTCGACGACTAAGAACCCCTGACGAACGGGCGGTGCAATACCGCCGCCGGAACCGTAACCGGCAACCTGCTTACACATAAGCATATTATTCATGCACCACGTCGGGGGACAAGTGGACACCAATTTTTACGCAAGTATTTTCCCGACTGTCGGGCTGCGCGCGCTTGCCGTTTTCAAGAACGGTTTGAAAAGCCCACCCACCCACAGTTTCTACGACAACAACGATGACCTGATGGTGGCCGCTGCCACCTACGACGGCCTCGGCAAAAACGTCTACCACGGCTGCGCTGTCTACAAGACCAGCGACAACCGCAAGGGCGACAACGTGCTGGCGATCCAGGCCATCTGGCTCGATCTGGATGTCGGCCCAACCAAACCCTACGCCAGCCAGAAAGAGGCCGTCACCCATTACGAACGCTTCCGGGTGGCACTAGGCCTGCCGCTGGCGCACGTCGTCGGCTCCGGTGGTGGCGTGCACCTGTACCAGCCGCTGACCAAACCCATCGTTGCCGAGCAGTGGGACCGCTTGGCCGCCATGTACGCCGCCTGCCTCGACCACTTTGGCGTCAAGCACGACACCAGCCGCACCCAGGACAAGGCCAGCATCCTGCGCATTCCCGGCACCCACAACTACAAGGGCAGCCCGGCCAAGGCCGTCACCCTCAAGCGGCTCGGCCAAGCCAGCCCGGCTGCCGCGCTGTGGCGCCTGCTCAAAGCCTACGCGGATGCACAGGGCCTGATCGTCGGCGTCAAACTGCCCAAGCTGGCCGCCCCCGTGACCAACGACTTGATTGGTAACAAGGCCTACCCGCCGGCAGATGGCGTGCTGGTCTCCAGCAGCTGCCCGATCCTGGCCAAAGTTGACATCCAAGGTGGCGACGTCCCCTACGAAATCTGGTGGCGCGCCATGGGTGTGGCTAAGCATTGCGAAGACGGCGACGCCGTCGCCGCCCAATGGACCCGCGATCGTGCTGCCACACACGACAAATCTGATTGGCAGGCCGTCACTGCAGCTTGGGCAGTGGGCCCGACCACCTGCGCCGATTTTGGCAAACACAGCACCGCCTGCGCCAGCTGCCCCCACAGCGGCAAGATCAAAAGCCCGATCCAGCTGGGCGTACCCGCCCAACCCATCGTTGCGGCGTTGCCGGCGCCAGCGCCCGGCGCCCAGAGCCCGTCAATCCCCAGCATGCCCGGTGCTTGGACCTTTGGGGCCCAGTGGATCATGGACGCAACTGCCCGGGCCACCCGCACCGGCTACTCCAACGGCGCCATGACCATGAGCGAGAAGCGGGAGGACGGCACCTACAAGCATGTGCCCTTTTGCGACCGCTACTGGCAAGTCATGGACCGGGTCCGCACCGTCGACAACGTCTGGCAATTGGTGATCGGCTACGAACAGTACCCCGGCAAACCCTACAAAACATTTTTACTGGACAGCGCAGCAGTCTCCACTTCCGATCTGCTGCGCAAAGAGTTCTCATCCCGAGAGCTGCACTTTTACGGAAGCAAATACGCGCTGCCCAAGGCACAACAAATTCTGATGTACGAACAAACACTCCTCTACCAATACCAGCAAGAGACCGCCATGTTCCCCACCATGGGCTGGGTCAGTGAAAACCACAGCCAGCGCGGCGAACTCACCGGCGAGTTTGTGCTGGGCGACACCGTTTTCCGGCCCAAAGAACCCCCGCAGCAGATTCTGCTGGCGGACACCGTGGACGCCACGCTGCGCGCCGACTTCACCAGCAAGGGCACGACCGCCCAATGGGTGGCGCTGGTCGACCGGATTTACAACCGGCCCAACGCCGAGGCCTACCAGTTCATCGTCACCTCCATGTTTGCATCCCCGCTGGTGCGTCTCATGCCGGGTGGCGGCGAATGGCACGGCATCCCGATCGTCATCTGGGGCGACTCCGGCGCGGCCAAAACCTCCACGGCGCTGGCCGGCATGTCGATGTACGCACCGGCGCAGGTGCTGCGCTTCACCGCCCAGGGCGGCAAGGGCGGCCAGGGCGACACCATCAACGCCCTGTCGATCAAGATGGGGTCCCTACGCAACCTGCCGTTTTTGATGGATGAGATGAGTGACGTCGAGGCCTCAAAGTTTGGCGACATTTTTTACATGCAGGCCAACGGCAAAGCCAAGGACCGCATGGGCACCAACGGCAAGATGATTCCCAACCCCTACCGCTGGGACCTGATCAGCCTGATCACCGCCAACGAGAGCGCGCATGAAGTGCTCAAGGGTCTGCGCTCCGCAAAAACCCAGGAAGCCACCCAGCTGCGCAGCTTTGAGATGACGCTCCCCAACAACGTGCGGACCCTGTTCCACGACATCCACCGCAGTACCGTGGAGGATGATCTGCTGGCCCAGCAGTACGGCAAGGTCGGGCGAGAGTGGATTCAGTTCCTGGTCAACAACCGGTTGCGCATCGCCGAGGAGCTGGGCAAGAAGCGCAAGAGCTACATGATCGACCCGGAGGACACCAGCAGCATTCGCTTCTACAAGGACCTGCTGGTCACCATCAGCGTGGCGGGCACCCTGGCCAAGGCCAAGGGCTATATCCACTGGGACATCCCGGCCATGGTCCGCTGGGGCGAAGCGCAGCTGCTCAAACTGCGCGACAACATTGGCGCGGTGGATTGGGAAAGCACGATCTCGGACTTTGTCGCCAGCCTGCACGGCCGCACCATCGTCACCCGCCAGATGAAGCTCGGCCCGGGCCGGCGCGCCAAGAACGTCGAGCTGCCGCTGGAGCCGCTGTCAGTCAACGCGATCCCGGTGGCGCGCAAGGCGCTCGACGACAAGCGCTTCGTGGTCACATCCAACGCGCTCAAGGAATGGGCAGCCGGCAAACGCATCATGCCCAGCACCATGCTGGCAGAAATGCTGCAGCGGGGCTACCTGGCTAACGTGGTGCCTGGGCAGAAAGTCACCCCGATTTTGATCAATATTGGCAGTGGCACCTCGGTGACACGTCCGCAAGCGCAGTGCTATGAATTTGATTACGAGAAGGTTGTCAACTTCAGCGCCAGCGACGAGAGCGCTGGCTTGAGCAACGTGGTGCAGCTGCCGCCAGTGGAAGTCACTGACTTAGCTGCAGTCACTCAAGAAGTCACGGTAGCAGTCACTGTGGACCCTGCTGCACCTACCGAAACCGCTGTAAGTCCTTGATTCTATTGGTCGGGGCGAGAGGATTCGAACCTCCGACCCTCTGGTCCCAAATCACAAAAGGGGTCACTGACGGGACCCCTCTTTTTGCCATTTCTCCTCTGAAACTCGTCCAAGAGCGTCTACCTGCATGTACTAGAATCCTGACCGAATAAGTCACGGTAGAAGTCACGGTAAACGAGGCCCAGAGGGTCACCATTGAATGCCACTCACTGATCTAAAAATCAAAACCTTGAAGGCCGAAGACAAGGACGTGTTCCACAGCGACGGCCGCAAGCTCTACCTGCGAGTCTACAGGAACGGCAGCAAAGTGTTTGTCTACCGCGACCAAAGTTCGGGCAGCTCGCGCTGGGTCAGTTTGGGCACCTACCCAGAGCTTGGACTGGCCGATGCCCGGAAAAAAGTGCTCGTCATGGCCGGCAAATTGTCCGGCGATAAAGTCACAGTTCAGACCGCCTATGACGAGTGGATTGTCCGAGCGATCGAGAAAAAGTACAAAAGCCCCAAGCAGGTGCGTGACCGCATGGAGCTGCACTTCACCCCCAAATACGGCACCCGGCTGCTGGCGCAAATCACTCGCGCCGAGCTGGCCAACTGCCTGAGCAAAGTCGCCACCACCGCACCGGTGCAGGCCAATCGGCTGCTCACCGACATCAAGCTGCTGTTCAATTACGCCGTGACCCGCGGCTGGCTGGAGGGCTCACCGGCGCAGCTGCTGAACCAAACCGTGGCTGGCGGCCGGGAGATCAGCAAGGACCGGGTACTGAGCGATGAAGAACTGCTGGAGTTGCTGGGGGTGCTGCGCCACAACTGGTCGGCGGCGCGGCAGAAGGAAACTGCCTTCGATCTGCGTACCCGGCTGGCGCTGGGGCTGGCGCTGCTGACCGGCCAGCGTTCTGGCGAAATCCGGTCCTTCACTCGGGCGCACTTCAAGGGCGGCGTCTGGCGCATCCCCAAGCAGATCACAAAAACCACCGTTGACATGCAAGTTCAATTGGGACCAGTAGCGCGCCGCTTGTGCAAGTTGCTGCTCAAGGAATTCGGTAGCGAACCCTTTGTGGTTGACGGTGTGCCCATGGCGGGCCAGGCGCTGTCTCACGCCACCCGCTACATGAAGTTCGCAGTACCCTTCACCCCGCACGATTTGCGCCGCACCATGCGGACCCACATGAGCGACCTCGGCGTCATGCCGCACATCGGCGAGAAGTGTCTGAACCACAAGCTCGGGGGTGTGCTGGCGATCTACGACCGGGGCGAGTACGTGGTTGAGAAGCGCGCTGCTTGGCGCGCCTGGGAGCGCCACCTGCTGCAACTGGTCAGCACAGAAAAAAGAGCCCCCGCAACAGAGGGGGGCTCAATCCGCGAGCTATAACCGGGGAGTAACGGTTCTTGATGGCAACTGCGCGGTGTACTTACAGGTAAGCAGTTTACCTCACATCTGACCCAGCTGTTCGACAAACTTCTTGTTCGTGGCGCGGTACTGCACCCCGTTGGCCGTTTCACGCTCTTGCTTGCGGCTGTCCTGCGCCGACTTCAGCAGCTCCGACAGCGGCTGCACCGCAAGCCCGTTCTCTTTGCGGTGGGTCTGCAGCCGGGTCCAAGCCTCGCGCGCCGCTTGCGGGCTCTCGCCATCGCGCACCGCCTCCACATACTGCTGCTTGATGCGGGTGGCCCGGTCACCAAAGGTTTTGTTGGCGTCGTAGTTGACGTTCTGGCGGAACTGCTGCGCGCTCACGGTTGTCGATTGCAGGCCCAAACCGGCCAACACCCCCTCGGCCACATTGATCTCGTCCGGGGACAGCAGCGTCTCACCCTGCTTGTTACGCACCCCGTTCACCGCGGTGTCGTAGCCCTTGATCAGGTTACCCATGCCGCTGGGCAGCGTCTTGGCCAGGCCCTCGTAGTAGCGCCCCTCCCCCATCGCGCTCACACCATCGGCCATCCGCGCGGTCATTGCGCCGGCTGCGCCACCGACCAGGGCAAAACCAATCTCCTTGACCCCCTTGCCAGACAGCTCAAAATCTGTGAACGGCAGGATCGACAGCATGTTCTGCATGCCAATCTTGTTGCTCAGGTCAACCCCAAACGCGGCCGGCACCCCTTTGAGGACCAGGTCAGCGGTCGCCTTGTCCCCAATCCACCGCCGCATTTGGTACTCGGCATTCTTCGGTTCATCCTCGTCACCCAACAGCTTGCTGAAAACGTAGGCGGCGGCGGCAAAACCCGGTGTCCCCATCGAGCCGGCCAGCAGCCCGGTCTGGGCAAACACATAGCCCAACGTCTTGAGGGCGGCGGCCCGGTCGGTGCCTGTGTAGATGTCGCGCGCCAGCCGGGCCATCAGGCTCAGCTGCAGCAGCTGGTACTTCCTGAACTGCAGGGCCAGCTTGCCAAAGTTCGAGTCAAAGGCCCGGGGTGCGGCCATGCGGCTGTAGTCCCCGTGGGTCTCGCGCAGCATCCGTTCAGCGTACTCTGTCGCGGCCGCGACATCCCCTGACTTGGCCAACTCCATCCGGTACGCTGCCGCTGCCGTGCTGGCGCGGTTCATCGCCTCGGCTTTCATCTGCAGCCCGTCGATAAAGTCCTTGGCATTGTTCCACTTGGTCGCCGCGGCATTGCGGTCAGCGGCCATCAGGCGCTCGGCTTCCTTGTTCATCCCGGTGGTCAGCGAGCCACGATCTAGCAGCGTCTGCAACACCTGGCGCACATCGGCCGGCGCCTTGCTCAGGTCCAAAGCCCGGTTCATCCCACCGCCCAGCCAGGCCGCGCGCATGTCGTTGCCAGCGGAGAACAGGGCCGCTGCAGCCTTGCCGTAGCCGTGCCGGCCGGCCATCACCGGCAGCGACATCATCCAGGGCTGGGTCAAGTTCTGCAGGTAGTAGGCCGGGCTGGTCGCCAAGTAATACACAGACGCCACGCTCTTGGCCGAGTCCAGCAGGTTGGGCTCCACGTACTCCATGCTGTTGACGTGCCGAGCGGTGATCTCGTTGAAGGCCAGGGATTTCGGCCCCTGCTCTGCCGAGCTGCCCTTGTTCTTTTCCCGGCGCATCTCGTTGATCGCATCCCCCTGGTCGCCGTTGAAGGCCAGCGCGGCCAGCATGTGGGCATCGGCATAACCCTGCTGGCTGAACGAGCGCAGCATGTCAATGTCACCCTCAATCCCGCGCCGGCGCATCTCCGACTTGCGGGCAGACTGCTCAGCCATGGCGCCCAGGTACATGTCCGTCACCATGTTCAGCAGGGCCTTCTTGGAGGCATCGGCACTGCCGTCAGCCCGCATCTTGGTCTGGTTGCGCAGCTTGGTAAACGCGGCCGCCATGCCGTCGCCGCCGTACAGCCGATCGCGCTCAGTCTCCTTGTTGCGCACCACCACCCCCTCATCGCCGGTGTCATACAGCCCGGTAGCGCGCAGCTTGTCCTGCGCCGTCAGCGCGGCGTACTTGCTCTCAAAGAAGTCCACGTAGTAATGGTCGCCGTCCTTCTCCAGCGTGGTCACCAGCTTGTCGTCGCCAGCGGCGCGCGCGGCCTTGAGCTGCTTGGACTCGGCCAGCACCACATGATCCCCAAAGCGTTTGATCGGCGCGTAAGGGTTCAGCCCACTGGTCTTGAACAGGCCCTCAAACTTGGCCACCAGCTTGGCCTTGTCAGCTTCGAGCTTGCTCACCTCGTCCGTGTCGCCGCGCTGGCGGGCGTTGGCGATCAGGGCGTCGTACTCGCTGCTGGTGGCGCCCAGCACAATCCGCTGCTTGTCCTTCAGGGTCTTGTGGCCGTGCTCCAGCACCGCCGTCACAAACGCCTGTCCCTCGGGCGACATGGCAGTAAACCGCTTGGCCAGCGCAGCGTCCACCGGCGCCTTGGGCATCCAGCTCGGCGCAAACGCCCACTTCTCATCCATCGTGCTTTCTTTGAGCAGTGCGTTGACACTGCCAGCACCCGTCCCCCGCTCGCGCTCAGGCACCTGCCCGTACAGCAGCGCCACATCATTGACCCGGTTGTTCAGGCCGTTGAGCATCGTGGCCCGTTTCCGGTACAGCTCGCCAAACGTCTTGGCAGAGGTCAACCCAAGCCGCTGCGCCCGCTCCAGCAAGTCCTGCGTAAACACCACCTTGTTGGCCACCCCCGACAAGGCATCCTTGATCACCTGGGCGATCTTGGTGGTTGTGCTGCGCAGCTGCGGTGGGATGGTGGACTGGTTGGGGGCGGCTGCTGCTGCTGCCTTGGAGAACTGCATCAGGGATTTCATCACCGGCCCCTGATCCGCACGGGCTACCATGCCGGCCGCACCATAGGCCAGGTCCACCACATCCAGCGCCGTCAGCTTGCTGGTGTTGAAGTCCAGGGCATCCAGCGCTTTCTTGAAGGCCCGCATCACCAGCGCCATGAACAGCTCGACAGGCCCTTTCTTTATCTGGGACATCGACGGGTCAAAGCCATCGTTCACTGCCTCCTCAATGAAGTAGGCAACTTGCTCGGTTTCCAGCTGGCCGGCTTCAGTCTGAGCGGCGTCCGCGCGAGCAATCGCCTGCTTGGCATACCGAGCTTCGGGGGACTTGTCGTTTTTGAGTGCCCAGCTCACAATTTGGGTGTGTAGTTTGGCGAACTCGGTCGGCGTCAGAATCTTCTGCAGCCCCAGGTGCGAGCCGACTTCATGCAGGAAAATGCCGCGCTCCTTACCGATCGTCATCCGGTCGGCAATGAAGTAAGCCCGGCCATCCTTGGCAAAAGCCACTGCCCTGGCGCCAGTCAACTCGGCAGCCACAAAGGCGGCGTGGTCCGCCGGTGTCATTTTGCTTTGCAGTTCTGCAGCCGTTCCCACCACCACCACGCGCCGGCCCAAAGCCCGCACCCGCATGAACTGGGTCAGTGCCCGATTCAAAGACTTGGCGGTGTGGGCCGTGCCTTTGGCTGGCAATTTGGCGGCAGTGGACTTCTCAATACTGCCCTGCTGCTGAGTCGTCCCTGTCACTCGCCGGTCCGCAGCGCCCTGCGCCGGGGTTGCCTGGGTGGTTGCCGAGCCTTGCTGCGTTGTCTGCGTCACGGTCTGGCGCAGCGTGTTGTCCGGTGTCGGGATCACAGCATCCTGCTGCGTCACGTCACTTGGTAACATGTAAGCATATGCCGACCCAGAGTAGTCGAACTTTGCCAGCGTGTTGTCGTAGAAATCATTGCTGACGTTGACGCAGCCGAAGCTGATGTTGTTGTCCGCGCCGCTCGGGCTGGCCAGCCGCTGCTCACGCCGTTCTTTCGGGTCGCCAAGGTAAACCCGGTGCACCGCGTAATAGCCGCTGCCATCGCCAGGGCGAAGGAACTCCAGCGTTGTGCCGTACTCGCTATCGTTCACCTGCTTGAGGGCAAACTTGCCGGCCGGCGTTGCCTTGCGACCATAGTCCCCATTGACCACCTGCACCCCCAGCTCGCCAAACAGCGCTGGCGCGTCGGCCACAATCTTGCCGCCCTTCAGCACCAGCATCTTGCCACTGGCCGGGTCCAGCACCAGCGACACCTCGGAGGCCCGGTTCTGTGAGGCGATCCAATCCACCACCTTCTGCACGTTGGGGGCCAGCACCCGGCCGCCCGTGTCAGCCGTCCGGTTCTGCCGGAACTGCACCTCTTTGGTGATGGTCACCGTCTGCGGTGCTGCCGCCATGGCGGCCCCAACATTCGTGTCAAAGCCGCTGGGGTTGAACACCACCGCCATGGCCAACACTCCCTCCGACACCTTCTTGATGATGGCCCGAATGGCCGTAGCCACGGCCTCTGCGCCCTGGGTAATGAAGCTGCTGACGTCCTCGTTCAGTTTGGCCCAGAACTCACGCGAGCCGCGCGATGTGCCGTAGTGTTTCGCCAGGGCATCCAGCTGCGCGGGAGTCGCGCCATCCAAGCCGAGCCGCAGCACCTGCTTGGTTTCAGTGGGTACATCGGGCACCTCGCGCACCAGGTCAGTGCCGTCGATGGTGTTGGAGTCGTCGGTGATCTGGGCGGCCTTTTTCCCCCGCTTGGGCCTGGTTTGGAGCTGGGTCCCTGGCTCGGCGCTTACGGCGTCCAGCACCTCGTCTGACACGTCCTCGTCCAGCGCTTCATCCTGCGTGGTTTGGCCTTCAGTCTCAGTGGATTCGTTCGTCTCCGGCTTGCCGAGCTTGGCCAACGCCAGCTGAAACACTTTCTTTGCAGCTCGGTAAGCCTGGGGGTTATCCGCCTCGCGCTTCGCAGTCTCCTTCGTCAGCAGCTCAAACAACTGGTCGTTGTCCTTGGCGTTCTGCTTGACCGTGGGCGTATCAGTCGTTTGCACTGTCTGGCTGTTGACATGGCGCTGCGCCATCTGTGTGGCCAGCAGTACCAGCGCTGTGGGCGCTTTGGTAATTCCACCCAAGAGTTTTACTTTTTTGAACGATGGGGACGAGTCGATTCGAGTTGGCCTGGTGGTTTCGATCGCGCTGCCGCTGCCGCCGGCCGTCTCCACGATCTGCGTGCCTTCCGACCATTCATCTTTGTCAGTGCCACTATCCGCAGCCCGGTCGCCCTGTTCGTCGGTCAGGCCAACGTCAGAAAAACCTCGCTGGTACCCGGCATCAGTGGTGTCCTCAGCCGGGGTGTCCAGCTGCTCGTCCAAGGTAGTTGGCGCCACCTCATCAGACAAGGCAGTCTCATTGCTGTCAAGTGGTGTGCCAGGAACTGCGCCGGGGAACTTGGAGCCCTGCTGGTCCCCTGCCCTGAAAGTTTTGGTCGCTGCCGAATGGTTTTTCCCAAACAGCGCACTGCGCGCGTTACTCACCGCTGACTGCGAGTTCTCACCAATCCCCGCCATCGAGGCCGCAGCACCATCGGCCAGCGGCGGTATCCGGTTGCCTTCATCGTCAATGCCCAGGCTCAGGCGCACTGCGCGCAGGATAGGCAAATTGTGTGCAGCCGCCTGATCCAGCTTTACGGGGTCGACTCGGCCAGCATTGTCAACAGCCTTGCCGTTCACTGCCTCAAACTTAACCGCCCGCTTGCCAGAAGCCGTCTGGGTTTTCTTTGCGTCCATGGCAGCTGCCACCTGCGCATCAGCGGCGGTCACTGCGGCCGGCAGGTTCTGCAGGGCTTCCTCCTCCGTGGCGCCCAGCACCACTGGGGCTGCGTCGGATCGCTCAGAGGCCTCCGGGTTGAGCATCCAGCGGCCATTTTCCAACTGGGCCACCGCGCGCGGTCCCGCCGTCATCTCCGCCGTCAGCTTGAATATCGTGCCTTCGCCGTTTTTGGAATAGGCGACCCTCGGGGCCCCTGTTTGTGGGTCGACCTGCACTGCCATTCCGCCAACCTTTGCGGCCACGGCCGGTGCAGTTGTCTGCGTCGCCGGTGCAGTTGCAGGCGGGGCCACAGGATCGGGCTTTTGTGGCGCCACCCGGCTCATCAAGCCAGGAGCGACGACGCGGCTTTTCTGGGTTACGACCGCCGTACCCCCGGCGGCAGCTCCGTTTGCAGCAGCTGCAGGCGCAGCAGCAGGGGCTCCCACTCCTGGGGCAGCAGCAGCACTCCCGTCTCCGACAGCAGTATCTCGTCCTGCAGGCACCACGCTTGCGCCAGCGACAGGGCTCCCTGCTCCACTGCGTACTGCAGGTCCGGCTCCAGGTGCAGCAGTTGTCCCATTGGTTACCGCTGCGGTGGTGGCCGCTGATCCCGCCGTCGCTGTTTGCTGGGCTTGAGGGGTTTTTGCATTCGGGGCTCCTGGGGTGGTGGTTGCTGTGGTTGGGGTGCCTGGTACTGGGGTGCCGTTGGTGGCCAGCCACTTGCTGACTTTGCCCAACGCTCTCAATTGCAGCGCATTGACCTGCTCTTGGAACTGCTCCTTGGTGATTGCTTTGCTCGTGAACAACTGCTCCAGTTGGTCAAACAGCTCACGATATTTTGTGCCCTTCAATCCAAATTCCGCCATGCTGGTATCGACCGCCTTCAAGCGGTCCCTCTCAGCGTTGGTTTTTGCCACCAGCTCAGCCCGATCCTTTTGTTGCTTCTGCTCCTGGGCCAGAATTCCGGCCTGGCGCTGCACTTCCTCCAATGCGGTATCGGCAACTTCCACTTGCCCGCCTGCGGCATCGGCCACCCGCTGCTGGGTCGGCTCTGAGGCTGCTGCCTCGAACTGCGCGGCGTAGCCCTTACCCGCGTAGGGGGTGCGGTCAAGCCCAAGATTGGCATCAATGCGCGGCTGCAGCGGGTCCATCGTGGTGCTCAACTCAGGCAGATCGCGTCCGGTCGAGGCCTGCTGGTCATCCATGGCCGGCACCAGTCCGGTAGGCTCCAGCAAATTGCCGTAATTAGGTCGCGCCAGGCCCTGGCTGGTACCGGGCTCCAGCCAAAAAGAACCCTGGTTGAACGGTAGCTGGTTGCCCATCAGCTCATCATTGGTCAGCTGGGTCGGCACCCCGTTCACCGTTTCGTACACATCAGACATTAAGCTGCGTTGGCCATCCTCACTGCGACTGGCCTGGTAGCCAGCGGGGTACGACGGCACCATCACCGGCTTACCGTCAGAGCCGGTTACCTGAGTCCAGACCACCTCGGGCCGCTCGGCTGCAGCACCCTGCGGCACCGGCGCGCCAGTACCGCCGTCCAAGTCGAACGCAGGACGTAACAGGTCTTGCTGCTGCTCCCCCGCAGGCGGTGCCTGCTCCTGCCCCGGCGCCTTGTAGTTCTCACTGCGCCGCCAGCCACCGGCACCCCCGCCAAACACTCCGCCCAGGGCGGCACCGCCGACGAACGACTCTTTGTACCGATCCACCGCCTCGTCGCCAAAGTAGCCCGCGCGCGGGTCCACCGCGTTGCGTCCAGCCTGGTTGACAAACTCCTGCCCGGTTTCTGCTGCGCCCTCGACTAGGCCGGTACGCAAGCCAGTCACACCCGTCCTTGCCAACCCACCCGTCACGCCACCCAGCTCGTCCAGATACCGCCCGGCACTGCGCAGACCCTGCCGGCGCGCCAAAGCCCCCTCAATGCCAAAAGCATTCAGCGCGGCGTAAGGTACGCCCAGCAGCCCGGCTGCGCCCAGGTTCGTCTCGCCCGCCTGCTCGCGCTGGTTGCTCAAGATGTCGCCCACGGCGGACGGGTAAGACGCTGCCACGCCCCCGGCAGTACGTGCCGTGTTGATCGCCGCTTTACCGGCCAGCCCCAGGCCCCGCGCGGCCAGACTACCCAGGCCGCCACCCAGAACACTCTCAGCCAGATACGGCGCAGAGTCCACCGCCAGACCGCCGACGTAGTTCAGCGCGTCACCCACACCGCCAACATCTTTGTAGGAGGAGATTGCACCCTGCCGACGCGCCACTTCGCGCTGGTAGGCAGCCTCCTGCTCGTTCTTGCGGCGCTGCTCGCCCGCCCAGTCGCTGCCCATGGCCTCAGCCAAGCCGTACAGATTGGCCTGGTAGTTGTCGACAGAGGCTCCGATGCGGTTAGACCACTGCCCCGACGTGTCGTAGTCGGCAGCGGACTGCATTTTTCCAATTGGGCGCCAAACCATAAGTAATCCTTATTTGTAAGCCGAACCGTAGGAAATCAAGCCGAATTCCTGAGCAAGTCGCTGCTCTTCGCGGCTCAGTGGAGTTTTCCGGGCGATCTTTATGCGTAGGTCAGTTTTAGCCGCAGCTAGACCACGCTGAGCGTCTACCACTAGAGCACGCCTAGCGTCTATCTCAGTGCCGGTTTGACTGTAAGACCCCTGATGCGTCATTCCCATAGGGCCAGACGCGGCTACAGGCGCCTGCTCCACGGCACCAGTAGGTTGTGGGGGATTGCTATTTGAATAGATAACTGGCGACACGTTGTCACCAGACTGCGGCCTAAGACCAGGTACCGCTTTGCGCAACTTGTCTTCCGCAGCTCGCCTTTGCAGAACTGCTTCTGGACTATCAAGCCCCGGTCTGCCAGGGTTTTGAATGTCAAAATATTGGAAGGACACTACGCCGGTTTCACTGTCTTGGCCAGGTTGGCGATCGACACCCTTTGCGCCCCAACCCGCAGCAACTCCTTTTCCAGCCCAGGTATCAGCCCCCGGTGGAAGTTGTCGGCCTTGGGCGTCGATATGAAACAGCGGCGTCTTGGTGCGGGAATTCACCACCACATTGGTGCCGTCTTCGCCCTTGATCACCTCGGTGCCAGACTTCTGGTTAGGGAAACGCCACCCTGTAGGAAGCTCGATCATTCCTGTTTTTGCGTTGGTCCTGTCCAGATAAAACAGCCCAGCTTCACCCTTCTCATTGACCAACTGCTGGGGTGCGCCACGTGGCGCTTTTGCGGCGTTGGCCCTGGCAGTGCGTTCCAGCTCTCTGTTGTGACGAGCGATTTCCTCAGCCGTCCTAGTCGCGTCAGAACCCAACACCAGGTTGCGCGCAGCTGTAGTGGCTTGTGTGTCAGATGCAATCTTCGTGTTGTCGACTTTGTACCTGACGTCGTTATCAACCTTCGCTCTTGCGGCGGCAACAGTCAGTGAGGCATTCACAATCCCTGTGAGCTTGGTGTCGATGCCATCAATCTCTGCTGCGGCAGAGGCGTCGCCCTGCTTGAGCCGGTAGCTGGCCGCCATGAACTTACCCAGATCGTTGCGTGACAACTCCACCTTCTTGTCGCCGTGGACGACGGTTGACATGCCAGTTTTTTCGTCGACTTTGATCTCGTATTGGTTGCGCTTGTCCAGCGTCACCTTGCTGCCCAGCTCGGCCAGTTGTTCGGGAGTAGCGCCCAATACATAGCTGTTGATCTGCGCGGCAGTGTTACCCATCTCTAGCTTGCGGTCCTCATCCATGGCACCCGCAATGGCACCCCGGTCACGACCGGCAACACTTACTCGGCCAGCCAGAGCCTCCCGCTGCCGCCTGATATAGGACGGCTCCAAGCCTTGCGTAGCGGCGTAAGCCGGTGCTTCGTACCCCTCAAAACCCTGGGCTGCGCTGGGGCGCAAGCCTGCCTGCGCCTGCCAGTTCGACTCGGTCCAGGGGTTGTTTAAGTCCTTGAGCGACTTTTCGCGGTAGGCGTCGATGCCCACATTGAGCTTGTCCTGGTCCGACCACGCTACACGCTGACGCCCCCGCTCCTCATCCTGCCAGGCGGTTTCCCTGGTGATGCGGTCCTTGTCCATGGCAAAGCGTTCATCGGCGCGCGTGTTTTCGCGCTCCCGCTGCTGGCGCGTCTGGGCGTTCTCGTAGGCGGTTAGCCCTAACTTGATACCTTCATTCCATCCCATGATTAGCTCCTTAGTCCCAGATCGACACACCCGGCTTACTGTTGGCCCACTTACTGATACCACCTGAGATCAGCGCCCCACCCAGCGTGGTCCAAGGGTTGTTGGCATCCTGCGCCGCCTGCGCCGTCATCGTGCCGTTGTTGGCTTGAATCCGGCCAGAGCCTGCGTTGGTGATGCCGTTGTAGCTGGCCGCCGTGCTGTTGGCCATCGTGCCGCCCAGGCGGTTCAGCTCCAGCCCAGCGCTCAAACCGGCCGTAGAACTCTTGAGCCCAAAGTCACCCCATGCCTTGGCCGTGTTGCTGGCGGTGTTGCCCATGTCAGCCACTTTCAGACCCAGGGACGACATGCCGGTCAGGCCGTCGGTGTAGGCCTTCTTGGCCCCAAACACAGCGTCCCGCGCTGCTGAGGCTTTGGCGGTGGCTGCACCAATGGCCAGTTGCGCGTCCATGCCGACGCTGGCTGGGTTGGCCCCCATGCGGTTGCGGTTGCGCTGCAGCTGCTGGCGCTGAGAGTCGATGTTGCTCTGCACCCCGCTCATCGCCTCGTTCGACATCTGGTCCTGGTAGGCCTGCGAGCCGTACCGCTGCACCTCGGTATCAAGGCGCTTGTAGTTCGGCCGAAACACCGTGTCGTAGTCTGCTATCGCGTTGTCTGACATGCCCTGCATGCCAGTCGCAGCCGTCAGGCTGGTGTTGTAAGCTGCATCCCCGCGAGTGCTCAGCGTGTTCACCTGGGTCTGCATGCCGGGCCGTTGTTTGATCCACTCGTCCCAAGCGCTCTTGGTGGTGTTGAATGCCTGGCTGCTTGGGTCATGGCTCATGGCGTCGGCAATGAAATCGGCAAAGGAACCTCCGCCGCTGGCCCCACCCGAGCCCGAGCCCGAGCCGTCCCCGCCGTCAAACCCGCTGCTGTTACTGCCGCCATTGAACTGCGTCTGATTGCCGCTGATGTCCGAAGTGGTGGTGTTGAACGCACCGCCGAAAGCCCGCCCAAGGGCGGAACCGAACGGACCGGCAAACATACCACCAATGGTGCCGCCGATGGCGCCGTAGTTACCTGTGACAGATGGGTTGGTGCCCAGGACGCCAGGGTCTGTCCCAACGCCGCCAAATCCAGTCCCACCCCCATCACCAAAACTTCCAGTGCCCCCCAATCCAGAACCTTGTGCTGCGCCGGCACCTTCACCGTAGCCAAATCCGTCGCCATCGCCTTCCATTCGGAACACCTGCCCCCGTAGTGAGCGTTTTGCGTACAACAAATCCATGGGGTGCTCCTATGCCCAGCGCTGGGCTTGCAGTTTCAAATTACTCGGCAGCGACGTCAGCGTCGCGCACCCGTCGGGGTTTTACCGGCTTCACTTCCACATCGGTGATGGCTTCCAACCGCGCCAGCTCAGCCAGCCCCAGCGGCGTCAGCAGCAGCTGCCCGGCATTGAACACCCCAACATCCTGGCGGCGGTACAGCAGCCGGTTGCCAAAGGGTTCTGCCCCCTCAGCCAAAAAGCGTTCTGCAGGCGTCATCAAAAGTCCTTGTCAAAGTCTGAATTATGCGCTAACGTGTAAGCATTTACCAGCACTATTCAGGTGCCGTCGGCCAGACGATGCTGAACGGGTCGGGCTGCAGCGTCACATCGCGCAGCGCCTGGCGGTAGACGGCCCAGGTATCTTTTGTAGGCAATGGCACGTCCGGCAGCTGGGTCCAGTCGGATTGGCCGAGGAGTTGGTTTCGTTGCTGCCGGACAGCAACCCACTGCGCCGCTAACCGTTCGACGGTCGAGCGAGGATCGACCCATGTATTGGATGTACCGTACCAGTAGTACCCGTCCCCTGGTTTATTGGGTTTTTCCAAAACAACACCATCTGATACATAGTGAGTTTCCGGTGATACTAAAAGAGATACTTCTATGAAAGTATCCTGAGGGTACATGTTTTCAGTTGATTCAAAAGAAACTTCGTCAATACAGTATCCTTGTGCCAATGCACCTTCTGATATTCTTGCATAACATTTATTCATTATCTTCTCCGAATTAAAGCGCTTAAAGTTACCTTGTTTAGACCATAAGACCCAAATCCTAAAAGATAACTACATATGCCTGATAGCTTTAGTGTTTGCGTACCTGTTGCAGATGCTGTAACAACTTTTCTCAAAACCTTTTGTGATATTGCACCACGAACAGCAGTTAATTTTCCAATAGTTACTTCAGTTTCTGAATCGGTGTCCATGTAAAACTCATTATTATTGATACCCATTCTGATATAAAGATTCATTTGTGTACCGCTATTCCAAGTGTACGTAGGTGAAGTATCCCAAGCAAAAGAGAATGTTGCTTCTAAGAGTATAGTTTCTCCTGCATTTGCAAAAAAGGTTAAAACCGAGTATTCATCTACATACGGGCCCACTAGAAAACCAGATGGCTGATTCCAAAATCTAGAAAAGCCAGTACCAGAAGCAAACACTGAAGTAGAAACTGCATTCCCTACGATATTAATAGTATTCACTGCATCAACTGCAGCAGCCGTTAATGTGCCACTAAAACTACCGCCGCCAACCACATTCAGATTGGTGCCATCCCAGGTCATCCGATTACCGGCAGAATTACCCAGCGACAGCTTGCCGTCCGAGCCCAGGTAGAAGCCAGTGCCGGTGTTAAAAGCGGTCTGACCGGAGCGGATGGACGTACTGTCAATTGTGTTGCCGCCAATACTCCCGGCCGTGGCGTACACCGTGCCACGCACAACCACCCCGCTGAACTCCGCCGTGCCGTTGGCATTGATACTCCAGCCCGATGTGCCGGCCACATAACTGGTGGATTGCACATAGCTGCCAACTTGCATCGAGCCGGCGGTGATCTTGGCTGCGGTCAAGCTGGCGATCTTTGCACTATCAATCGTCGCGTCACCGATCTTGGCATTGGTAATAGTGCCATTCTGGATGTACGCCGCATCCATATATACACCAGCCGGCACGGCTACCCCATTTACCGTAGTTGCTGTAGCTTGGATCACAAACGGGTAGACGCTGGTCTGTCCAGGCGCACCAAAAGCAAACTGATCGGCCTTGAAAATAAACTGGCTGTAGGGCGCCGCGTTGTTCAAGGTAGAGGACAAGCCAAACCCCGACACATAGCCATTCACATCGAGCTTGACGCTGTACTGGGCGAACAAGTTGCCAGTTTGGGTTGCCCGAGTGGTGGCCTCAGTCTGGATCGCTGCGTAGTTGGTTTCCAGCGCAGTCACCTCGTTCAGGGTGAAATCCTGCACCTCCCAATAGCCAGCGTTACCGGAGTAATTGTCCAAAAAGTCAGGCCGAAAGAACTTGACTCCCGCTTGCCAGTCAGCAGCGTCCCAGACATAGCTGTACTCGCCCCAGGCATCCGTGCCGTAGGTGGCGTTGTGCGACGCCCTGCTCTGGCCGCTGGGTTTGTATGGCGACCTGCCGCCGTTCACCGGTCCAGTCGTCCCGGTGTCGTTCGTGAATTGCTGCAAGCTGAAATACAGCAGCCCATTGGTGGTTGAGACTGGGCGTGCCCAAAAACGGGCGCGGTACTTTTTGGTCGGGTCGATGGCGATGTAGGTGCCCTGATTGGGGTAACTACCGGGGGCCAAGCGCAATGCCGAAGTGCCGACTTTGCCATCGGACACCGTAACGATTGTTTGGCTGCCCAGCACCCATTGCGCCAGTGGCAGGCCCAGTGACGTGCCGCGAACCGTGGCCTGTACATTGGTCAGCGCCGTCGCTGCAGAGGTAGCTGAACCCGCCGCATTAACGGCCGAAGTAGCGGAATTGCTGGCAGAAACTCCGGCTGCCGTCTGGGATACCCCTGCCGCGTCCTTGGCTGTGGTGGCGATGCCCGCCTGAGTGGTCGCGGTGGAGGCTGACCCAGACGCATTGGATGCGCTGGTGGCCGCTGCGTTCTGACTGACCAGGGCAGCTGCGGCAGAGGTTCCCGCATTGTTGTTCGCCGTGGTGGCGATGCCCGCCT